ATATTTGTTCCAAGGTTTAGATTTCATAGATTTCATCGGCAATAATCATGATTCTCGATTCGATAGTAATTCATCTAATTATTTAGGAGAATGGTCTAAAGAGACATTGTATAATAATCTTACTAATTATGGGAACTTAGTTCTTTTAAGTGACGGAGAAGCTGATCCTTTGGTTACGAAAGAGGCTATGATGGCTGGGCTTGGATTAGTAATTTCTGAATATGCGACTGCTAATTTAGATTTAAATCTTCCATTCATATCTGTAATAGAAGAAAGTAAAATAAATGATATAGAATATGTTTCAAAAATTATTAATTCTAATAGAGAGTTATCTGTTTCAATGAGAAATGATATCAGAAAATATGCTTTGGAAAATGTTTCTTGGGAGGTCGTAGTTCCTAAATATGTTAATACAATACAATCTCTATTAAATTAATGGTTATAGTATCTTTAAAAGAAGGTTTAGGAAATCAACTTTTTCAATATTTTTTTGCGAAAAGCTTAGATTGTAAAGAAATTGCATTCGATATTTCATTTTACGGAAATAACAGCTCTAGAGAAATAAATTTAAATAAAATATTAAACTCAAGTTTTCCTATATTTTCAGGATCTTTATCTCAAGGCTACTATATAAAAGATAATTTTGAATATATAGAAGACTTGAAATTGGAGAAAGATACTAACTATTATTTCGATGGTTACTGGCATAATAAAAAATATTTATTAAAAGCTGAGAATCATATAAAAGATGATATTTTTACGAATTCTAGTATTGAAAAATATTTACTTGAAAAGTACCCCTTCCTTTTTTTAGAAGATTGCGTTTCTATTCATTTCCGTCGTTCTGATTATTTAAATTTAGAGAACTATTATTATAATTTAGATTTTGAATATTATATCAAAGCTTTAGAAATTGTAGGGAATAATAAAAAAATTGTTATTTTTTCAGACGACATAGAATGGTGTAAAAGCAATTGCCCCAATATTTTTAATCTCGGCAGAGAATCAAGATCTTTAGAATTTATAAGCGAAAACCCTGAAATAGATTTATTGGCTATGTCTTTATGTTCTGATAATATTATAGCTAATTCTACTTTTTCTTTTTGGGCGGCTTATTTAAATAAAAATATTAATAAAAAAGTTGTATGTCCAAAGCTTTGGTACAAAAAAGATTATTCACTTTTAATAAGTAATTATAAAAATGAAGATTGTGCATCAGATATTATTTTTCCAGAATGGATAAGAATTTAGGACTTGACAAACAAAAAAAATGTTTTAGCTTTGAACTTAAATGAATAATTTAAAAGAAACTTACTACGGGAAAAAAATAGATACATGCAATATATTGAATATTGATGAAGCTACTAAATTTCTAAAAAATAAAACTGTTGTTTTTATAACCGGTGTTACAGGTCAAGATGGTAGTCTAATGGTTGACTATTTACTAGAAAAAACTGATTGTATTATTTTTGGAGGTGTTAGAAGGCTAAGTGTTTATAACCACAAAAATATCAATCATGTAGAATCAGATAGGTTCCATCTGATTAATTTTGACCTTACAGATTCCCATGCAATTGCTAGAACTATAGAAAAATTGCAACCAGATTATTTTATTAATTTTGCTGCTCAAAGTTTTGTTGCTAGTAGCTGGGATTTTGCCAGACAAACATGGCAAACAAACTGTACTGCTGTACTAGATATATTAGAAGCTATTAGGATTCATAAGCCTGAGTGTCGTTTGTATCAAGCTGGGTCTTCTGAGGAGTTCGGTAATATTCTATATTCTCCTCAAGATGAACTTCATCCATTAAGACCTCGTAGTCCATACGCCGCAAGTAAAGCTGCATCCCGTCAATTGATCAAAGTTTATAGAGAGTCTTATAATCTTTATGCTGTCCAAGGATGGCTTTTCAACCATGAAGGCCCTAGAAGAGGAGAAGAATTTGTAACTAGAAAAATATCTAAAAAAGTTGCGTCTATTAATTGGCTTGTTTCTAATGGTAATTTGGATTTTGAGCCGTTAGAACTTGGCAATATAGATGCTTCTAGAGATTGGAGCGATGCGGAAGATTTCGTAGATGGAGTATGGAGAATGTTAAATCAGGATATTTATAATGAAAACTATTATAAAGAAAATGATAATGGAGTTCCATATGATTATGTTTTCTCTTCTAATGAAACTCATAGTATTCGAGAGTTTGTTAAAAAGGCTTTCTTGTATATTGGTCTAGATGGGGAATGGGAAAATGAAACAGGATATCCAAAAGATGAAAAATTTATTACTTACATCAATGGAGTTAAAAAAATATTGATGCAAATTAATGAAAAATTTTATCGACCAGCAGAAGTAGAAGCTTTATTAGGCAACTCTGAAAGAGCTAGAAAAGATTTAGGTTGGACTCCAAAGTGCTCTTTTGATCAATTGGTTGAAAAAATGCTAAAATCTGATATAGATTCTTTCAATAAAATAGCTTGACTTTTCTAAAAAATTCTATAACATAATTTTGTTATGACGAATTTCCAAAAAAATGTTTATAGTTTTATGAAAGCTGTAGGTCAGAGCTGTCCTGACTCTCCAAGTCCTCCAGATAATCTTACAAGAGTCTTGAGGATTAGTTTGCTAATAGAAGAAGTTTTAGAATTAGCTCAGGCAAGTGGTATTAAAGTATGTCTTTTCAATGACGATACTCCTCTTTCTGTAAATGATTTTAATTACAATATAGAAGGCGAAGTCGATTTAGTTGAAGTTGCAGATGCTTTAGCTGATATCAATTATGTATCTGCTGGAGCTGCTTGCTCATATGGGTTAGATCTAGAGCCATTCGAAGATGAAGTATGTAGATCTAATAATTCTAAAATTATAAACGGTTTTAGTAGAGATGATGGGAAGTGGCAAAAAGGTCCAAATTATAGTCCTGTAAATTTAGCTCCTATTTTAGAAGAACAAATTTTAAAAAATAATAAAAATGCCATTTGAATATAAAGCGAAAGTATTAAAAGTTTATGACGGAGATACTTTTATAGCTGATATAGATTTAGGTTTTGGATTTTTTTTAAAAAATAAACTAGTAAGATTAATGGGTGTAGATACACCTGAATTAAAAACTAAAGATTTAGAAGAAAAAAAATTCGGAGAATTAAGCAAGAAATTCTCAGAAAAGTTTTTTAAAGAAAGCAAAAACGAAGTTATTCTTCATACTCATATTGAAAAAATATCTTTAGAGGGTAAAGAAAAATTCGGAAGAATATTAGCTTATGTTTTTAACGAATCTTCTAAAGAAAGTTTAAATCAAAAAATTATTGACAATTTCTTTGGAGTAGAGTATTTTGGAAAATCTAAAGATGAGATTGTAGTTTCTCATTTAGAAAATAGGAAAAAATTAAATTCTTTATATGCAAGCTGAATTATTAAATTATTTTGGAAACGATCTAATGGTCGTTAATGCTGCTCGTGTAAGTTATGGAAAATCTAAAGATGGTATAGATCAGAAAGATGAAAAGTTAATTAATTTTTTAGTAGAGCATAAGCATGTTGCTCCATTTAGACATGCTCAATTACAGTTTAGAGTTGAGTGTCCTATTTTCGTTGAGAGACAACTTTTCAAACATCAAGTAGGAATGTCTGCTAATAGTATTAGTGGTCGATATGTTGATTTCAGTGATAATTATTTTACTGTGAAATCTTTAAGAAAACAATCTAAGTCTTCTAAGCAAGGCAGTGAAGGAGAATTGGATAGGCCAGATTTAATAGAAAAGATGAATAACCTAGTGGAACAGTCTTCTCAGTTATACAAAGATCTATGTGATGCTGGAGTAGCAAAAGAACAAGCTCGCATCATTCTTCCTTTGTGTTTAGAGACACAGTTTATTTGGACTGGATCGCTACTAGCTTTTATGCATTTTTGGGGTCTTCGTTTAAAAAACGATACTCAGGAAGAAACAAGATTATTAGCTTTAGATATGTTAAATCTTGTTAAAAATATAGATGGAGAACCATTTGCTCTAACATTAAAAGCTTTCAATCTTTAAATTTTCTGATTGACAAAATCTATTAGTGTGCTAGTTTGAATCTCTAGTAAAAAATTAAAACCTTAAATAGGTTTATTGTAATATGAAAAAAATAAATAAAGAAAAAAATACTATTGTAAGTGCTCAAAATTCTCGTGAACTTGAAAAGCCTCCTCATTATCTAAATCATAAGGGGCGTTTTATTGGACTCAAGACCCGTTCTTCTCGTGGAGAAAAAAGTTATTGTGCAAAGATTGTTCGCATCACTGAAAATTATGTGACATTTATTAATGTAAATGATCAGTCTTTGGTAAAAGTTTCTAAAAATTCTATCATTTAATGATTTATGTCCAAATTAGAAACATGTTCGCACAAATCGCAAGATCAAGTTGAATATGGACCTTCTTGTTGTCAGTCTAAAAGATCTGTCGGATACTACTGTTTAGAAAGGGGTATTCATGGATTGACAGAAGAAGTTTGTAATGCTTGCGACTTTTATGTAAATAAAACTATACAAGAAGATACTCCGTTAGAAATTAATCCATTCGAATAATATGCCATCCAAAAGAAAAGACGACTCATCAAGCGAGACAGGTTCAAAAGACATGCTCTCTTCATTCTTAAAAGATAATGAAGATAATCACTTTAACTATTTACAACCTGATGAAGTCACTATTTCTTCTGGATCTCTAAATCTCGATGCCCTTATCAAGGTTCGCTCTGGCTCTTTCGTCAGAGTTTGCGGTAAAGGTAGTGAGTTAGGTAAAACCTCTCAGTGCTTTGTTTTCGCTCAGAATTATATGGATAAGATCGAAAGATCTAAGACAATTTTTATAAAAGCTGAAGCTCGTCTCACTCCAGAGATGCAGAAAAGAACTGGAATGAAATTTGTTACAGATCCTACTAATTGGGAATATGGAACAGTTTTCGTTTTTAGCTGTAATGTATTTGAAACAATTGCTTCTCTTATAGAGAGTGTTCTCCCTAAGATGCATGAATCGGGAGAAAGGCTTTGTATTATTCTTGATTCTCTAGATGGTGTTATCCTTAAATCTGATAAGGAAAAAAATCTTTGGAATGGCGATGAAAATATGAAAGTCGCTGGAGTTCCTCTTCTTAGTAAGATTCTGTTTAAAAGGTTAGCTCTCAAAGTCGTCCATTTTGATGCCTTATTTCTGATTACAAGTCAGTATACGGCGGATATTAAATTAGATCCTTACAGCAAGGCTCCCCCAAGGCAAAGTGATGGTTCTGGAGGTTCAGCTATCAATCACCAAAGTGATATAACTCTTTCATATCAACCCCGATATGGAGGAGATTATATTCTTGAGAAACCCAATGATAAGCCTGATCCAATAAAGAATAAAACTTTAGGAGTTTATGCTACTATTGAAATTAAAAAGTCATCTACAGATGTGACTGGTTCAAAAGTTAAAATTCCTATCAAGAAAGGCAGAAGCGGATGTGCTATTTGGGTAGAGAAAGAAGTCGTTGATATGATTATTGCTTTTGAGTTGATTTCAAAGAAGGGGGCATGGTATTCATTCTCTGAGTCTATTATTGCATTGGCTAAAAATGACGGTGTAGATATTCAAATGCAGCATCAAGGCATTGCATCTGTTTATGATTATATTGAAAATAATAAAGACGTATTCGAATGGTTGCTTAAGAAAGTCAAAGAAATTATTTCATAATGCTGCTTACTAAGCTGCATGGCTTTTCTAAAGTCAATGTCCCATCTAAATCGAATGTAGATTGGGATAAGAAAGTTTCTTCTCCTCAATTTAAAGTTAAATCTTTTCTCCGAGAGTTTTGGAAAAATGACGTAATCGTTGAAGAGTTTGTTATTCCCGGAAGTAAATTCAGAATTGATTTGTTTAATTTCTCTAAGAAAATAGCTGTAGAAGTTAGTCCAGACAAGTATCATAATTCTTTTAATAAATGGCTTCATAAAGATCGGCAGAAGTTTCTATCCAAAATTAAAGCTGACGAATTAAAGAAAGAATGGTGTATAAAAAATTCTATAGAATTGGCAGAACTTTTTAATGAAGACATAAATAATTTATCTGTTGACTATTTCGAAAAAAAATATAATATACTACTTTACTAACACGACATTAACACGACACTAATATCACATTAACACAGTGTAAAACAGCATTAACAAGACATTAACACGACATTAAAATGAAAGAACTCGAAGAAATCATTGAATCAATTAAGGCTGAAAGACAAAAGCAAATAGATAAAGGCTATAATGCTGAACATGATTCGAAGTATCAAAATGGAGAACTCTCTTTAGCTGCTTTAGTTTTGGCTGGTTATGCTAACGGACAGAATACGAAGAAAGAAGAAACTCTTAAAGTTGCTAAAGAAATGTGGCCATTTGGAGAATTTGTTCCTGATGATTCTGATATTACTAATATTATTAAAGCTTGTTCGTTAATGGTTGCTGAAATACAAAGGATATCAAAATGAATTGTTCTATAGCTGCTTTTAAAAATGGTGTACCATTTGCTATTAAAATATCATTAGAAAATGGTCTCCTTGTAGTGGAAAAAAATGGCGATAAATACTCTATTGCTATAGGCAGTTTACAGCAAGTCTTATCCTTTTTTAAATGAGATGGGTTACAGCAAATGGGAATATACGCCCACTTTCTGAAAAAAAATATTCTATAAAATGGAATGGAGAGAGTTTAAGTTTATTCCAATTTAATGTAAAACAGTTCTTTAAAAAATATTGGATTAAAGATATTGTAGGAGAAGAGGTTCTTATTCCTCAAACCCGTTTACGAGTCGATATTGTTAATTTTTCTAGAAAAATTGCAGTCGAGGTAAACGGGTTATTTCATGTAGAGTACACGCCTTATTTCCAAAACTCTGTTGAAGATTTTGAAAGGCAAGTATATAGGGATGTCCTAAAAGAACATCTTCTCGAAAAAAATGGATTTGAAGTAATAGAAATCTACGAAAAAAATATGCCCTTAAAGGAGAAATGGGTTGAAAAAGTTTTTGGATCTCATATACTAAGGTAATACTATGCTCATATCAGAATTCCCTATCTCGAATAGAACAAAAAATGTTTTAATTCAAAATGGCTTTCTTTCGGAAAAAGACTTGTCGGATAAGTTTTTGGAAGATTTAAAATCTCTTGAAGGAATGGGCGCAAAAGGATTAGTGGAGATAAGGGAATATTTGCATGGAAAATTCGGAATAGTTTTAAAGCATAAGCCTAAACCGAAAAAAGTTTCTAATCCAAAAGATGCGAGGTCTGTCGTTTTGCATTTTCTCGGCCATCGTCCTAATATCTTTTGGCCCAAAGAGATGTTGACAGCGAATAAACTTCTGTCTATTTTCGATTTGAAAACTCTACAGAATGTAGTGCCTAGTGAAAAAGCCTATAGTCTTTTATACTATCTTTGTGAAGATGGTCGGAAATACATTAGAACATATTTGCCTAGCATTAAAAATGTAGAAGAGAATATTGAGAAACCTGTCGAAGTTTTAGAAGAAGTTCAGTTAGACTTAGATCTCAGTGTAAAAAAACCAAAATCATTAAAAGATTTCTTATTTAAATGAGTAACAATAGAATTTCAACTCCTCAAGAACAAGAGCGTGCATGTTTAGCTGGCTTTATTAAGTGGCCAGATAATGTTGCTGATTACGCATCTGTTCTTAAACCTACACACTTTGACAACAAAGTTCATGCGGCTATATTTTCTGCTATCTTATCTATTTATGCTCAGAGTTCGACTGTTGATAAATTATTAGTAGTTGAGAAATTAACAGCCATTGGGTTAAAGTCTTTTGAGGATTTAAACATAATTGATTATATTGATTGCTTATCTCAGATGCAGATAAGAGAGCAGTCTCTCCCCAATTTTATTGCTAATGTAATTAAGTATGATTTTGCAAGAAAGGCGGATAAATCTCTTGATGAAGGTAAGGTGGAGATTCGAAGTAATATTGACAAGTCTCTTCCTGAATTAGCGAATGTAATAGAAACTACTCTTAAAAATGCTGGGACTGAGAATGTGGCAGATGAAGAGAAACCTATTGATGTGTTTTCTTCAATGCAGGAGACTGTTCTAGACTGGGCTAATAATCCAAGGCCAGTATGCCTCAAAACTCCATTCCCAATTTTTACAAAAATGTATGGAGGCCCTAGCTTCGGTGATTTATTTGTTATTGCTGCTGGCCCAAAGGTTGGCAAGAGTACATTTGTAAACTTTTTAGCTTATGAAGTAGCTGGTCTAGAGGAAAATAATTGTTTAGCTTTAGTGTTAGATACAGAGTTGGAAACGGATCGTATTATTGCTAGAAATCTTTCTGCTATCTCTGGTGTTAATGAGTATAAAATTAAAACAGGTAAATTTCTTAACAACCCTATAGATAAGAATAAAGTATATGCAGCTTTAAATTCTTTGGAAAAGTATAAGGGTAGAGTTCACCACAAGTATGTAGCGAATAAATCTATTGATGAGGTTATTTCTATTGCTAAAAGATGGTATGTTCAAAATGTTAAAAATGGAGAGAATGTTCTTCTTATTTATGATTATTTGAAATCTACTCAAGAGAACATCACAAGTGCTTTCGAAGGATATGAACTCTTGGGGCAAAAGACAGATAAGCTTAAAAAACTTGTATCAGCTTTGCCAAGGACTGCTGGTTTGACCGCTGTTCAGACAAATAGAAGTGGAGGTACAGCTATGTCGTCTCAGATTGAGTGGCATTGTTCTAATATGTATCGTCTAGAAAAGAAAACTCCAGAGGAGATTGGAGAAGCTGGGAAAGAATTTGGGACTCATAAACTAATTGAAGTAAGAGCTCGTGTTCAAGGAGAAGAAGCCATGGGAGCTGACAACTATGTAAAACGAGTTACCCAAGATGGCGAAGTATACGTCGAGAATTATATTAATTTTAAAGTTGACAACTTTAAAGTAATGGAGTGTGGTAACGCTGAAGATGTATTCAATAAAAAATTGGGACAACTTGAAGTATCTAATAATAGAAAGTATACTAAAAACGATTTTATATGATAGTAGAGCTGTTAAAAAAAATGGGATATCTACCAGAAAGATCTGGCCCAGATTACTTGAGAATGAAAGCTATTTATAGAAATAGTGCAAGCTCATCTTTAAGTGTCAATACTAAGAGTGGATGGTTTACGGATTTTGTAACTGGACAATCTGGGCCTCTTATTAAATTGGCAATGATAACTCTCAATATAAATGAAAAAGATGCCAAGAGCTTCTTGAGAAATGAGTATTTTGACAATGTAATTGAAGCTGAGGATCAAGAATCTAAAATAGTTCAAGAGAAATTCTTTAGCTCTGATTTCTTGAGTGATTTATTACCATCTTTTAATTTCTACAATAAAAGAGGTATATCTAATGAAACTTTAAAAGATTTCAAAGGAGGGGTAAAAACTTATGGGAAACTAAATAATAGGTTTGTATTCCCAATTTTTGAAGGTAAAAAAATAATCGGATTAGCTGGGAGAGATTTATACAGTAATTCTCAACGACCTAAATGGAAGATCCTTGGTAGAAAATCCAATTTCGTATATCCTTCTGATTTATCTTCCCCTGAGATACAAAATACTAAGACCGTTATTTTGGTAGAAAGTATTGGTGATGCTTTAGCTCTGTATGAGAATGGGATAAAAAATTTCATTGTAATATTCGGATTGACAGCATCTAAGAATGTAATTCTTTTCTTGATGAAAAGTAATTTAGAAAAAATAATTATATCAACAAATAATGATGCGGATTCTGATTGCAATAGAGGTATGGAGGCAGCTCTAAATATTAAATCAAAACTATCTAAATTTTTTAACCCTGATACCTTAAAAGTAAAGTTGCCTATCAAAAAAGATTTTGGAGATATGACAAAAGCAGAGATACTTGAATGGAAAAAAGAAATATGAAAAAATATATTATCCTAAGCATTTCGTTATGTTTAAATTTGCTTTCTCAAGAAGTGATTCCTAATTCTAAAAAAGTTACTTTAGTTTGGGATGCTAATATTGAGCCAGAACTAGTTGGTTATACAGTTAAAATAGGTAGAAAAAGTAAAGAGCTATCCTCTGTTTATGATGTCGGTAAAATTACTGAATGGGTAACCCCAGATTTATCATTGGGATACTGGTATACATCTGTTTATGCTTATGACAAGGATAAAGCTGAAAGTCCTCCTAGCGAAGAGTTGACATTGAATATTAGAAGATGTTTATCTCAAGTTTCTACAGATAAGATAAACTGGGAAACATTTTCTGATAAAATATTTTGTTTTTCTAGTAAATACGATCCTATAACACCATCAGCTCCGATTGTATCAGTAGGAAGAACTCAAAAATTCTTTAGATATTCTTTCACAGATGAAATTGCTGCTACTTCAGTATTGCCAAGTATATCTCCCTCTGGTATATTCATTCAGTGGAATCTTCCTTCTCCTATCGAGGAAGTAATTGATTTTAAAATTTATGAATTAGTCAACGATAAATGGCTTCTTCAATCGACTATTTATCCTCCTAATATTTCTTATTTAATTCAAAAAACTGGAACTTATAGCGTAACAGCTTCTAATTTAAAAAAAGGTGAGAGTGTCAAAAGTAATTCTATGAATATATTTATCAGTAACCTTCCTCTTGCTCCGAAGTCTCTACGTGTTAAAAATCAATAATAAAATAAATAATATGGAAAATAAAAAATACGGAATTTTAGCCATTAAGTCTGAAAAAAAGAATTGTTTGGATATAATTATTGGAGCGAAGTATCTTCCTGATAATAGGATTTCTATTTTCGCTTATGGTTATGAAGGTGGAGGTTGTTGGTCAGACTTTTCCGCTACAATTTTAATGGATAGCGTTTATGAAGATATCGTATCTGTCGAAGAATACTTCTGCGGGATATATGATGAAGATACTAATGAAAATTGTTCAGAAAATTACGATCAAGAATATGAAGATATTGGAGACTTTTTAAGTAAATATTTTGATTTAGACGAAGATTGTAAGCCTTGCTGGATTGCTTCAGAAGATTGCTCTGAGTTTGAGGATAATGAATTTTTATTGTCTTGGACATCAGAAGATATTCCTGATCTCTCTTATATTTGGCCGTTAATTCTACCTACTCTTTCTGAGCATTGGCCATTCCATTTGAAATGGTCTGAAGAATAAGTCGAAAATTGGTGTAAGATATATTATGGCTAACGAAAATAAAACATTAAATAAACCATTTAGACTTCCTCAAGGCAGTGCTAAAAAATTTGGCGTTTATGTAAAAAATGATAAAGGGAATGTTGTGATTGTAAAGTTCGGTGATCCAAATATGTCAATCAAAAGAGATGATCCTGAGCGTAGAAGCAATTATAGAGCTAGACATAATTGTGATAATCCCGGACCTAAGTATAAAGCCAATTATTGGTCATGTAAAATGTGGTCAGCTAAGCCAGTTAGTCAAATTGTAGGATCAGGAGAAGATTATTTTGATTTTGACAACTTGCCATCTCAAGAAGAAATTATTTCTTTCGATCCTGATTTAGCCAATGTAAAAGAAGATCTTTCTGATTCAGAAGATTCTGTTGGGGATGAGTTCTCCTTTTCAAAAGTAGAATATCTTGATAAAGATAAACTAGCTGCGGTTCAAGAAGCTGCTGATAAAAAATTCGGAGGAAAAACTTCTTATGTGAAAAATCTCTGGGTTATAAGAGAGTACAAAAAAAGAGGCGGAAAAGTAAAATATTCAGGTGAAAAACCTAAAAACTCTGATATAAAGAAGCTAGTGAAGTCGTCACTCTTTGACGATGTACTGTGGGATCTTATCGAATAATACAAAATGTCATTACCAAGGCTCTCTGCGAGCAAAATTAAATCATATAGTAGCTGTTCATATCTTGCTTATCTAAAATATAATTGCGGCTTGCCTTCTAAAGGGAATACAGGCTCAAAATTAGGAGGCATTACTCACGTTGTTCTTGAATGCTTAGCTCACCCCAGAAGGGTGGAAAAAGTTAAGCAGGCTATTGCATGTGAGAAACCATTATCTATTCCATCTTTAAGCCGTCTCGTTAAGAAATGGCTCAGGAAAGAAGACGTGGACTCTTTAGAGAACTATGAGAAAATAAATGGATTTTTAGTAACTGGATTAGAAAATGATTTCCATGGCAAGGGTTGTGAAAAATATGAAACAGAATACGAATTTGATTTAAATACTGGTAAGTACTGGGTCTATGGTTTTATAGATAGGCTTTTTGTATATGATGATCATATTAGAATTTTAGATTTTAAATCTTCTAAGTCTAAATTTGCAAAAGGATCAGAAGATATGGATTTTAATGTTCAAGCATTAATCTATGCTTTAGTTGCTTCAAAATTGCATCCCGGCAAAAAAATAACAGTAGAGTTCTTGTTCCTTAAATTTAGGAAAAATCCGTATATCAAAATGGAATTTACTTCAAAGCAAATAGACGCATTTGAAGATTATTTAGAATACATCAGTAATTATTTACAAGAATTTGGATTAGAAAAAGCTTTGGCTAATACAGCTGCTGGAGATTTCAAACGCAAATGGCTCTGCGGTAAAGAGCCTTTTACTTATAAAGAAGATGGGTCCCCAGTTTGGGTTTGCGAATACAAAGCTCCTTTCCTTTACTTCGA